GGAACGCCCGAGGCTTGAGAAATCATCCTCATAACACTTCGATTCACTGCCATGTCACGCGTCATAAGACGCTGGAAGTCGCGCATCTTAGCGACGCGGCTTAGGAACTCAGTTGGTAAGAAAATGATGCTCACTCTTCACCGAGCTCAAACATGGAACGGATGATTTCTCGTTTATCCTCTTTAGATAAAAAGTCATCGCTCGTGCGGTCAAACGTCTCAAGCGTATTGAGTGCGCTATCCGCCTGGCCCTTATCTTTAGATTGGAAATCCGTTTCAACGCCAAAAATCTTTTCGTAAATTGGTTTCAGAATTGAATCGAAAATAGATTCAAGTCCCTTCTCAATCGCTTTTGAATCCGCACCGCCGTCAGCATTTAACCCTGCAGTTTGTTCACCGGTGAGATAAGCTAACGGAAGGCCTATAATTTCCGCTTTTTTCTTGGATAAAAACGTGAAACTAGCATCGACTGTTGAAACGTCAACGCTCGGGAGTTCGACCATGTCACCGCTATCTAACAAAACGGCGTTGCCTTTTCGAAGGGCGTCAGCCACAAGTTTTCCTTGCGCTTTTGCAATGCTTGCATCAGATAAGGCAACGGATTTTCTAGCATCCTCGATTTTTATAATGAGTGCTTCACTAAGACCTAGAAGTGAATTCGTATGCTTCATGGTCGAATACTCAAGACCGGCATAGGCGTTGAGTAAAATTGCGCGCCAATAGTCGACAAACGAAACGGCTAAAGCATTCGGACTCCGACCTACCTTTTCATAGTCGGCAATGATCAAATTCCTCTCTTCGTAAGTCGCTTCCCTAAGCACGTCGAACTCGGGGAAGTATTTTAAAAAGAGGTCCCCTCTTGAAACTAAGGCCTTCGCGACAAGAGCGAAAAGCCCCTTATTTGTTTTTGGATAAGCCGCCGTGTCGTGAAGCACCATTAAATGCTTTTCTGTAAGTCCACGCGTGAAGGGAAGAGTGTCGGTAAATATTCGCTCGAACAGAAGAACTAAAGACATTCTGACATAGTCGTCTTTAGTGATGCAAAGCTGAAACGGGTGTTTGATTTCATCGCTCACGTCGTGAGACGGAAAAAACTTACTGAACCAATTACTCATCGTTTCCCTTTCGTGGCTGGTTTCACCAGGCCGATTGCTTGCATCCCTGTCGCTAAGGCGTCCGGCGCGTCGTCATGCTTTGACGTTGGGTCGTACTCTCTTACTTGGCGTTTAAACTCATCATCACTGTCTTCACACATGTGAATCAGTTCCGAATACGCCGCAGCGTTTAAAATCCTGGCTTGCTTGTTATCCGTTGAGTAAACACCACCGACGCCAATCGTTGTATGCCGAAGCGCTTCCCTAAATCTTATCAGCGGCTCCTCACCGAGTGAATTGCATTCGATGATAAGACGCCTTGCACCGTTCTCGGTAAGCTTTGCGACAACTAAGTCAACGATGTTGTACCAGGCATTCTGCCAACAATGACCTTTAACAGCAATGCCGTCAAAATAACCAGTAATGCAAGCAAGCGCACAGTAGTCACTTCCAAGAAAGCTTGGATCCAAGAACGCAACGGAATCCGTTCCGGGATATTTTGGAAGAGATTTAATTTTCGAAAACGAGACGCTAGCGGATTCGTCAATTTCTAAGAAGTGCGAGGCTTGGATTACAGCGTCCGCTACGCCTGACAAACGAAGCAAGTCTAGGTCAGCGTCGAGTTCCGGGATTTCACCGTGTTTTAATTCAAACGTTGGCACTAGCTTTCGAAGCTTTTGATAAAGGTCAAGTTTATGCACCGGCTGACCTATCACCACCACATTGGAGACGAGTTGCGTTGCCTCGTAGTAAACTTCCATGGCCTTACGCCGTGCGGTCTCACTCACGTCATCCGGTGTCACGGGATCGTCCATAACAACAAGTCTCGGATGCCTACCACGAAACTGAGCCGACGTTAGAGGCAGCACCGAAAAGCTATCGTCTTTTCCTTGAAGCTTTTCAACGCGAATAACATCCGAGTTTGAAATTTCTAAAGGAACACCGTTGGCAGTGAGTGCTAGTTTTATCTCACGAATGATTGATTTGTTTCTTAGCGCGGACTTAGTAATGATGAGTGCGCTAAATTCGTGAACACCATTAAACCAGTCACAATAGGATTCATAGGCCACGCCAAGAATGGTTATATAGTCAGTTTTTCCTTTTCCCCTTGCACCAAGGACAAGCCTAGGACCCGTTCCACCAAGAGCGAATTTCACCATTTCAATTTGTTTAGGATAAGGGAGCGGGTAGCTTGCAGCCTGGCAAAACTCTTCAAAGGTTTTTAGCGTTGGCTTTTCAATCGGCGTCTCAGGAGGGAGCGGTTTATATTCAATTTTCTCAGTTTGTTTTAAGTAGTTCACCCCTAGCCATTTTTGCATAGCCGGATTGCGGTCAACGACTGCAGTTTTATATTGCGCGGCTCTAAGAACACCACGCCCGCGCTGGTTATAGAGCGAGACAAAATTAATTAGATCTATACTGTGTTCACGTTTTAACCACATGAAAAGTTGTTCACGATAGAGGCCAAAATACGCCGCAATCTCATCCGACGTGCATTGAGCGGATGCTAGTTCTCGTATTTCGTCTAAAGTGATATTAGCCATTAGATAACTGGGCCTGCTTACCTGTGAATTTTTCCCATCTTTCTATGATGATATCACAATAATGAGGATCGATCTCCATGCCGTAGCATTTGCGGCCAGTCTTTTCACACGCTATGAGCGTTGAGCCGGAGCCGGTAAATGGTTCATAAACTCCTTGACCAGGATCTGTGCAGGCTTCGATATATCCCAATGGGAAATCTACTGGGAAACGCGCTGGGTGGTCTATATCATCCCTGGCTTTTTGGGCTGTTACAGAATATATGGTTTTTAGCTGGCTAAATTCAGCGACTATTCGCTCTTTGCTTTGTTTTATTGAACCATCTGATTGTCTATTTCCAGTGTGATTTGCTCTTTCTCCAGCAGATTTGTTAGCAACAGTCAAATTTAGATTTTTGCGATCTTGTCCAAAAAATAGAATCCACTCATGGGAAATACCGAACATAGCCGTTTGATTTCCAATTGATCCACACTCGCCCTTATCCCATACATTCCAGCTGAGAAATTTTAGACCACAATTTTTTGCTTCTTTTATGTAGTCATCCCAGTAAGGATTTACTTCATTGTTTTTACGACTAATCCCTAGATTGACCGCAAAATAGTCGCAAAATCCAAATGCCGCCCTTATAAACGTTGCGATATACTCGGTGCTTAGCTCTTTTCCGCCATTGTATTCCCTCTGGTCAGCGTACGGTGGGCTGGTAAAACACAATTCTGCCTTTTCACCGCAAAATAACTTTTCTACATCAGTCAAGTTAGTCGAATCTCCGCATAACAAACGATGATCACCCAAAATCCAAAGATCACCTGGCTTGCATCTTGTTTCAACTTGCTCCGGGATAGCGTCAGGGTCGGTTTTTCCTTCCGGAATCGGGTCGGCCAAAATAGTATTTAGTTCGTCTTTTCCAAAACCAGTCAGGTCAAGATCAAAGCCAAGAAGGTCAAGACTTTTTAACTCGTCTTTTAAAAAGTCCATGTCCCATTCTGAGTTCATCGCAATCTTATTGTCCGCGATACGAAGGGCCGATTTCTCGTCGTCCGAAAGCCCTCTTAAAACAATCGTAGGGACCTCGGTCATCTTAAGACTCTTAGCCGCCATGATTCGACCATGGCCCGCTATAATCTCATTTTGCTCATCTAATAGGATAGGTGTTGTCCAGCCAAAGCGTTTGATTGCGTTCACCAGTTGGGTGACTTGCTCTTCAGAATGAAGCCTAGCATTCTTGGCATAAGGGACGAGGTCTTTAACTTTTTTGTAAACGACTTGGATTTTGTCAATCAAAGGGATGCATCCTTAGATAAGGCAATGCGACAAAAGAGCATTGACTAGTTGTTCGTTCGATGGGGATGCATCTATAAGAAGTTCAGTTTTGAAATCGTATAATAGTGACGTGGCGGGTGTAAACACCAAAACAAAAGCACGCCCCCTGTGGGTCACCACAGAATCAAGAAAGCGCACTTGTGACTCTCTGAGCCATGAGCGTTTCATTTTCCGGGGTTCACCTTTTAGCGTGCGGTATTTTGCTTCAACGGCAAAAAATATTCCGTTCACACATCCAAGCACGTCGACCGCGCGCGTCGATGTCACGACGGGACCGTCACCAATCTTGTGAGCGAGTGCGGTTTTTTTTAGTTCACCAAGAAATGCGCCTAGCTTTTTTCGTTCGTTTTGATTCATTTTTCCTGCCTTTATGACCTGATTTTCACCGAAAGTTTTGCGTTTGTAAACCCTTGAAATGTATTAAGAATTTAGGGTCGAAAAATGGCGTCGTAACCCCTTGAAATTACGTAGTGGACCCCCCCCAAAAAAGGGGTAGTTACCCTAAAATATATATATAAAATTTAGTATCACTTTTTGTCATACCACTAAATTAAAATACCCCAGTTATAAATATTATTTAATATAGTATATAAGTAATTAGAAATTATTAGAGAAATATGAAATTTTGTATTATTTGTTCCTTTTATGTATTTTCAACTAGTTACGAGATTTCTCCATAAGTCAATTTGGTATTAGACCAAAATGGGTCGAAAAAATACACTAAAACTACACCAAAATAACACCAAATAGGACACTAACTGACTGATTCATTTCGGTATGTTTTGGTGTTATTTTGGTGTACCCACACTAACTGACATAGTATTTTTCTGTCACCACACCAACTTGACACAATCGGTGAAAAGTGCAAGACTGGCTTAGTCATCTTTAACTAAGAAAGGTCATCCTCATGCCAACTAACGTTCGTATTCCAGCCTTAGACGTAACCCTTGCCGATATGCATTTAATATCAAGAGTGTTCACCTACGTTTTTAGAATGCACATGGACGACTCTGACGAGAGCCGTGCTATTCGGAACGAGATTAGAAAATTTTCAGATAGAATGGAGCATCAGACAGGTTCTTACGCACGCATCCTGCGCTTGCCACCTGGAGTTGACTAAACGGCGTATTTACTAAGGTAAAAAAAAATCCTAATGTGGGCGTTCCAAAATCCAACCATACATTAGGATTGTGCTGATGATATTCCCCATTGTCGAACGTTTGTCAATCTCCAATTTCGAACTGTTATGGCTAGCACCAAACTCAAAAAAACCAGTGCTCACCAATTGGACCCGACGGTATGAGACCCTTGACGAGTTAAAAGCCTCTTACCGCCCAGGCTTTGGCCTCGGCGTTCGCCTTGGGCATAAACTAACCGACGGCTACTTTCTTGTTGCCATAGACGTTGACGTAAAGTCTGGCCTGCAGAGTGATTATGACGAGGCTTTAATGATTGTCGATAAAACTTTCGGCGGCCTTCACTTGGTGACCCTCTCAGGTGAAACAGGCAACGGCTTAAGATTCTTTTTTAAGACTTACGATCGCCTAAAATCGCACCGTATTGCGGCGTCAAGCCGTAAGCTAACTGAAGGCCCTTACGCAGGCAAGAATGCTTGGGAAGTCGATTTCCTTAGCTATGGCAAGCAAGCGGTGATTTATCCAACCATTCACCCTGAGACCAAAAAACAATACACATTTGACCGGGACATTTTAGCATGTGACGACCTAGCAAAAGAGATTGAGCTAATCGACTATTCACAAGGCGGGGCCCTGACCCATGAAGAGGGTGAGGTTCTCCAAACAACCAGTGATTTAAAAATCATCGACGTGAAGAACGAGGATAAACGATTCACGCCTGAGATTAAAAACCTACTCATGACCGTGAAAGGTGTTGACCGAAGCGTGGCCACCATGAAGGTAGCACACTCGATGTTTAAAAACGGGTTTAGGCGAGAAGAGGTTTTAGGTGCGCTTACCGATATTAAGAAATACCCCTTAGCCGTCATTGGCTACGATCGGCGCAAGACTAAGGACCGCACCAAGGCGGCGGAATGGGTGAAAAAATACGTGGTCGACCAGTGCCTATCGAGTGAACTTGGTTTTGTGAAAATGACCGAAGGTGGTGATTTAATAGAGGGTGAGACCGCGCTTGATACAGAATGGATGAAGACGCTAGACCGAAAAGACGATGTTAAAATTCTAAACACCCAGCGAAACGTCATTAAAATTATAAGTCACTTAGTGTCCCCGACCATATTCCAGGTGATCGAGAACTCGGACGAGATTCGTTACACCATGGACGCGCCTTGGAATGCTCGCTACAAAAAGGGCAGTAGTTTTAAACAAAATCACCTAGATTGCATGAAGTCTTGGATAAGGGAACAGTTTAGCCATGCCTTCCCTAAGACGGTCATTGAAGAGGCCGTCACCCACCTTGCCGAGCATAACGGTTACAACCCGGTGAGAGTCATGCTCGATTCACTCCCCACTTGGGACAAGACACCAAGAATCAATACTTGGATGCAAGATTATTTCGGTCTAAAGCTTCCTGGACAACATGAAAAAAGAGAGGCCGCTAAAAACTACGCCGCCGCCGTGTTCCGAAAATGGTTAGTCGCTGCAGTAGGACGTGGCTACTCACCTGGTCTTAAGTTTGATCATATGATGATCTTAGAAGGCGAACAAGGCATTGGAAAATCACGTTTTGGAGCGATTTTATTTGGTGAGGAATTATTCGGTGAAATGCCAAAGGATATAGCAAATAAAGATGCGCAAATGGCTCTTAGAAACAAAATGTGCATGGAATTTGGTGAACTAAGCCAGTTTAAAAGAAATGAAATCGAGCTGGTTAAATCATTCCTTACTAGGCAAGTTGACGAATTTCGTCCCCCGTTTGGGAAAACCCAGGTCACCCAGCCAAGAACTTGCGTATTTATCGGAACAACTAACAAACGGTCTTATTTGAAAGATGAGACAGGAAACCGTCGTTTCTGTCCGCTTCACGTTGGAGTGCTTGATCAAGAACAATTAAGACATGACCGTGAACAACTTTTAGCCGAGGCTAAGGAAATTTATTTTGCAGGAACGGAGACCCTTTACTTGCAAAATGAACATGCTGAGACGGCTAAAGAGGTGCAGGCCACAAAACAAATGGTGACTGACGTTGACGTGGCGGTCGAACTCATTTCTAATTGGCTAGGTTCACCGCAAGCAAGCGAGGTTTCGTTAGATGAAGGATTCACCGCGTCCCAGTTATTTGGATTTGGGCGTCCAATGAATGGAACTCAGATTTCAGGCTATCAGGTTCAAATAGTCACCGACGCCCTTATAAGACTAGGATTCGAGCGGTTTAGGACAAGAAATGGCGTTTATTTTAAACGCTTACTAAGCCCTGACGAATCTGACTTGATTTACGGTTAGCTTTGTGGTATCGACAAAACTTCTGACCCGTCCAAGCATCTCCGAGTTTTGCTAAACCCTGGACGGGTCTATTTTTAAAAAGGCGTCCCCAAGTCGTGAACCTCTTCACTCACCAAGAAAAAGCCATTGGCTGGCTTAAGCCTAAAAAGCATAGCTATTATGCTGCAGACCCGGGGCTAGGAAAAACTGCAGTTGCCATTCACTGGATAGCAAGCAGGTTCACCGTCGCCGGCTCACCCATTAAATTAGCCATTTATATTTGCCCGCCGTTTTTAGTTGAGAACGTCGCAAGAGAGTTTAAAGCTTGGCGAGGGCATACGGCAGACATGGTGGTTATGCAAGGAATCGTGACCCCGATTGTAAACCGTCACCGCGTTGCAATCATTCCCGATACCATGCTAGCTAAGTTTGATATTAATTCTATCACCGAACCATTTTCGCTAGTGATTGACGAGGCCCATAGATTTAAATCCCCTAGGGCCAAGCGTTCGGCGGCACTTTACTCACTGCAGGCCTTAAGTTCCTCAAGCCTTCATATGTCAGGCACTCCCATGCCCAATAGGCCTATGGAACTCTATAACGCACTGAACGCAATCATGCGCAAGGCCCTTGGGAAATATCAAAACAGATTCCGGTTTGGCGTCCGGTTTGCTGCAGGGCATGAATCAAGGTTTGGCTGGAACTTCGACGGGGCTAGTAACCTTGACGAACTCTTCACCATAACAAAGCCTTACATGCTTCGTCACCGTAGGGAAGAGTGCTTAGACCTTCCCCCTAAGACTGAGAATATTGTTTACTTAAATAAGGTACGTAGCATCGAGGTCTTAGACGAGAAGTTGCAAAATTCTCTTATTACTTCACGCGTCACGGATATTCTTAAAAGTCTTATGTCAGAACACGTTGCAAGTTATCGCCGCGAACTGGGAAGCTTTAAACTTGACGCCGCCATTGCTTATATTGAGAACCTTTTAGAATCCTCAACGGATAAGGTCATTGTCTATGCCTATCATAAGGACGTGGTGAAAGGCCTCGCCCTCGCCCT